ACTCCAGCAGCAGGGCCGCGCTGCTGCCGTCCTCGACCGTGACCCAGCCCTGGCCCTCGGTCGGCGTCGGGAGCGTGAACGTCGAGGCGACCGCCGTTCGCAGAAGATCGCCCGCCGAGTCGTGGGTCAGCGACACCGGCTCCATCGACGCCGAGGCCTTGACCGACATCGACGGCTGGACCTGCGAGGACGCGATGTTGTTCTGGTCCAGCGTCGCGACGGCCCGCTCCGCACGGTTCAACTCGCGCATCAGCGCGTCCGCGTCAGCGACGTGGCTGGCCGTGAACTTCGCCCTGGGCGCGTAGAGCATCAGGCGTTCTCCAAGGCGCGGACCACGCGCTGAAGCGTACCCTCCGACGTGTCCTGCGCGCGAGGGGCTCCCACGCTCCGCAGGGCCTTGTTGATCGACTCCAGGGGCCTGCGCTTCGCCGCGAACAGAGAAACGCCCACGTCGGCCTCTACGACCGCCAGAAGCGCACGCTGGAGAAGCCGCTGGGCGCTCATGCGTCCGTCCCCCTGGTGCGGCGACCGTGCTCGGCCCACTCCAGGTAGAAACCGACGATCTTCCAGGGCAGCGCCCCGGAGGCGGTCGAAAGCCGGAAAAGGACCGACTTGCCGGTGAGGTCGCTGATCGGGATGCGCTTCGTCCGAGTCCGCGCACCGTCCCACACCCGGAAAGTGTCCCAGTTCCCGTCGTCCCAGTGCGTCGCGTCCGGGTCCGTCAGCGCGAACGTGGTCGAGCCGACTGCGGAGCGGTCGTCCCAGTCGGTGAACCACTCGACCGTCATCGAGTAGTTCCCGGTCTGGACGTACACGATCTCCAACGTCTTGAACGTCTTGTCCTGGTCTGGGGAGCCGAGGTCGATCCACTTCGTGTCGAACGAGCCCTGGAAGGAGTCGTCGCGGATCTGGTCGCTACTCCCCCATTGGCCGATGTCCCAGGTCTGTGTGCCTCCGACCGTGGACTGGAATCCGACGAGGACCTCGTGCTTGTACGGGAGCGCGCAGGACAGCGGGAAATCGTCGATCACCGAGAACGCCGCCCCGGGACCGCCGCCGATGGCATCGACGTGGACCGCCCACACCGTGCGGTTGGACGAGCCGCTGCTGACGACCGAGAAGTAGATGCGCCGGTCCTCGATCGACGCCCACGCGAAGGCGTCGTCCAGGTACGCCTTCGGAAGCTGCTCGACCAGCGCCGACAGCTCGCGCGACACCGGAACCACGCTCACGCCGTCGAAGGCGTAGACGCCCGACTCAGCGAGGAAAAACACGCGCCCGTCCAGGGACGCCACGGCGCGGTCGCTGACGCACCCGACACCAGAGAACACCGGCGACAGCACCGGCGTCTCCGTCTTGTCGTGTGTCAACTGGAACATCGACCGACGCTTGAACACGACGGCGAAGTCCTGCGCGTGCGCCCACGCCGTCACCACGTCGCCGTCGCCGCTGGACACGTCGAGCAGGTTCGTGGACGACACGGCTTCGGGAGCCGGGGTGCCGCTGATCAGCCGCGAGTAGTGCAGCAGCGAGGGGTGCGCCACCGAGCGGTAGTACACGCGACCACGGAACGGGAACGCGAACAGGGACAGCGGCGGGGCCAGGTTGCTGCCGACAGGCGCGAGCACGTCCGTCGAGGACAGATCCGGGTCCGTGTGGTCGAAGAAGGTCCGCGAACGGATGCCCTTCATCTTCTGGATGGAGTACCACGCGCCGCCGTCGATCGATCGGTAGTAGTTCGACTCGATCACGTCGTCGGACGGCGTGTCCGAATCCCCGACCACCAGCATCGTATAGCGGTAGTTCGCGGTCGCTTCTGACGTGTCCAGTTCGGACGAGGGCGGCGACGGCTCCGACTCCTGGCCGTGGTCGTTGACCCAGGTGCGGCAGTAGCGGACCTTGTGGTCGTCGGCCGACTGCAACCACGACAGGTTCGTGTAGAGCCCGCCCGCTGCCGTCTCTCCGAGGTACACGACGGGGGCCGAAGGCGGCGACGAGATCCCAAGCGGCGACAGCACCCGGCCGTCCCACTTCATGTTCGCATCGCGCCCGTTGGTGATGATCAGGATGTCCCCGACCTGGATCATGCGCGTGCCGTCGCGGAGGCGCTGCGCCCTCGTTCGACCCGACGCGATCCCGCCGAGGGACTCGCCCTGGAGCACGGCGATCTTGTCCGCGTACGCGATGACGAGCTCGAGGGCGCCGCTCCGGTGGAACACTGCCATCGAGTCGATCGCGGTCGTGAACGGAATCCCAGCGTCACCCCAGTCCGTCAGCGGGACGATGCCGGGCGTCCGGGCGACTTCGCCGCGGTTCGTGAACACGGCGCCCGAGATCCGAGTGCTCGACCCATCCCGCTGCCAGACGCGGGTGTCCAGGCCAGCGGTGTGCGCCGGGAAGAACTGCCGCTGGTGCCCCGCGCTTCCGGCCATGTTCAACTCGTCGTCACGTCGATGACCATGCGCCGGGGGCGCCGGGAACTCCCGCCCATGATCCAGGGCCGCACCCTGTTCTGGACGTGGCGCTGCTTCATCGACGCGATGCCAGCCATGAAGTCCTGCTTCGCCAGCGCTGCCGCCTGCCACTCCTTCGTCGCACGCAGCGCGACCGCTTCAGCCCCGCGGAGCCACGTCGGGACGTCCTCCTCGGGGAACGGCTGGGTGTCGGTGTCGGCCTTCATGGCGGGAGGCAGGATGATCGCGTGAGCCGTGATCTGGTAGACGGCATCGGGGACGGGGTGAAGCCGAACGTAGAGCTGCTGCGGCTCGTCCGTCACGCGGTCGCCCAGGTAGTCGTCGCCGCGATTGTCCTGGTAGGTCGCGGTCGGGCTCGTCTGCTCCGAGAGGAAGTACGGCGTGCTGCCGCCCGCCCGAGAGCGGTAGAAGCGCACGCCGAAGTCCTGGCGCGTGTCAGGGGTCAGCGTCACCGTCACGTTCGACAGGGAGGTCGTCGTCAGCGCGGGGGACAGCCGCGATTCGCCGCCCGTCGCCGGGTCCCAGTACGTCTGCCAGTACTTGTAGACCCCGGTGAGCCCGGTGCCGCCCGTCGCATACGTCGGGGCCTCCTGCGGGGCGGGGAGCGTCGCGCGCCGGTAGGTCGAGAACTGCGCCGGGGTGCCGGTCGTGTCCTGCTGAAGCCAGCGCATTTCCTGGGCCGTGAGCGACGTCAGGTCCTGCGGCACCGTCGATGCGTCGTGCATGACCAGCATCTGCACCGACTTGACCCCCCGGGGGAGGGCGATCTCGTCGTTCAGGAACGTCACGTCGTAGGTCCCGTCCGGGTCGGGCCACGTCGATTCAAGGTGGATCTTCGTCGCGGACGACTCCACGTTCGCCACCCGCATCACGCGGTTGTTGGCGATCATCGTGTGGCCGAACGGGGTGGACGACAGAGCGCCGCCGAGCGAGACGACCCGGCTGCCCTTGGTGAAGGTGGCGTCAGCGGACGTGTAGACCCCTCGCGTGGAGAGGCTGAACTCGCGCAGGAGCCAGGGCCAATCGAAGGCCTGCCCCAGCTCCTGCGCGGCGTCGTTCAGGTACACGTCCAGCTTCGCGTCGGTGACGGACTCGTCCTCGAGCCGGTCACGAAGCCGCTGCCTCGCGTCTGCAAGTTCCATGCGGCTCCCTCAGAAGGCTAGAAGTCCTCCTGGTACTCCACGAACACGGACACGTCGGCCAGGGCGGTCGCGGAAGCGGCCTTCGTGATCTGAAAGATCAGGACGGACCCCTTCTCCAGTTCCCGGTTCTGGTCGGGCACGGCCTCCCAGGGGACGTACCCCGTGATGGCCGTGCCGCCCGTCGCGTTGCTGAACGCGGACGACAGGAGGTTGACCGTCTCCGAGCCGTCCGTGCCCTTGTCCACGAGCTGCACGCTCCAGTAGTCCGAGGCGTCCACCGCGTCCGACGTGGAACTGACGAGCCCCGCGTTGACAATGCGGACGTTGGAGTGCGGGAACGCGAACAGCACGTCGTCGCTGGCGCTGACTGCCCCGATGTGCGCCTCGGCCCGCTTCAGAAGCGTGCTCCGAGCCGCCTTCAGGTCGTAGCGGGTGATGCTCGGCTTGGACGCCATCGTGTACTCCTACAGGCTCTTGATGAAGGCGGCGATCGTGCCCTCGTCGTTGGTGTCGCGGGCCTCGAGAGCGACGCCGACCGACTTCATGTGGACGAGGATGCCGTTGACCGCCTTGGCGAGCGTCGCCACGGCGTTGCGGACCTCGTCCTGGTCGTAGGTCCCGCCGATCGCCGCGATGGTCGTGCCCGCCGTACCGCCCGACGAGTCGGTGAGCGCGGAGAGCGAGGGCTGCGCCGACGCCGTGACCAGGTAGTCCTTCGCGTCCACCGGGTACAGGAGGTCCCCGATGGCGATGTCCTGCGTCGACTCGACCGCGACGGTCGGGAAGTAGCCGAAGACCCCGATCAGGACCTCGGCGTTCGCGAGGAACGAGTGGCCGGCCGGCCCGAGGATGACGCCCTTCACGGTGAAGGACTCCTCGGGCAGATCCGTCTGCGGCTGGATAGCGAAGTAGCCGTCGCGGGCGGCGGCGTTCGTGAGGTCGATCATCACCACGTCGCCAACGTTGCCTGCGGCGACGAGCTTGGCGGGGATCTTGAGGGTGGCGGCGGAACCGCCAGCGAAGTTGAAAGCCATGATGTGCTCCTAGTCCTGTTCCGAGTTACTCGACGGTGCCCGAGAAGCCGACGACGCCGAGGCGCGAGAGCGACCCGGTGGCGAGGAAGCCGCTGAAGGCGTAGTTCCACTGCATCGCGGCCATCTGGTGGCCGAGGTCGTACGGCCCCTCCAGCACGAAGTCGTGGTCGGGGAGCACGCACAGGTGCAGGCCCACCGCCGACTTGAGGTTCCCCGCGATCATCGGGTTCTTGCCCGGGACCTCGAAGTGCTCCTTCTTCATGCTGAACTGGCCGTTGGTCGGCCGGCGCTTGCCGGTCGTGGTCAGGACGTAGGTGAGGCCCGAGCCCTCGAGTTCGGCCTCGAAGCAGACCGGGATGCCGCGGAACAGCAGGTTCTCGAAGCCCAGGTTGCCGAGGGTCAGGTCCTGGTCCTTCTGCGACGGCGCGACGTACTTGTCGTACAGCAGGTAGACGTCCTGGTCGGTCGTCATGATGTCGGGGCGGGAGCGCCCGCGCAGCGAGCACTGGAGCACGACCTCCGACCACTTCTCCTCGCCGTCCGTGTTGAACGTCGAGATCGTCGCCTGGCGCGAGCGCCACTTGGAGTAGGTCGAGCGGCTGATGCCGGCCGTGGTGGTCGTCTGCGACGCCTCCGCGGTGTTCGGGACGATGAGCCCGAGCGGCAGCATCTCGTTCGACGCCTGCGAGGCGGCGTACATCTGGCGCGCGATGTCGTTGCCGAGCGCCTCCTTCATGATCGCCATCTTGCTGTTCAGGAGCGAGACGACCTGCGCGCCGGTCTTGGCGTTCTTCGCCATCTCGTCCTTGGAGAGCAGGAAGTGCGCCCGGGTGCGGCCCTGGTGGGTCGCGTAGTCCCAGCGGGCCGTGTCCGGGCCGTCCTCGGGGGTCACGCTGAACGTGCCGAACTCGCCGTGCGAGCCGACGTTCGCGCTGTCCGTGATGGCGACCGGGATGCGGTAGTCGGCGCCGGTGCCGCCGTACTTGACCGCGCCCTGCTGGTACATCCAGGCCAGGAGCGGGTTCGACTGCGACAGCTCGAAGCTGACTTCGGGGAGGATCTTCGGGGCCGTGGTCGAGAACACCCGGGTCAGCGGGAGGCTCGAAATCGTGTTCGCGGGCATCGTCTACTCCTTCACGCTCCGCGCTTCGCTTCGGCCAGGGCGGCGTTCGCGATGTCCAGCGCGGAGAGAGCCCGGCGACTGCCGGGAGATGACCCATTCGCGCGAGAGCGAGGGGCCGAGGTTGCGGTTGCGGCGGCTCGCTTCTGTTCGCGAGCCTTCGCCAGTTGATCCAGCGCAGAGCGAGAGGCGAGCCTCAGAGCCTGCTTCGGATTCTGGCGGGCGATGTCGAGGAGGTCCGCGTCGTTCTCGATGATCACGCCCAGCAGAGACGCCGCCTCCTTGTTGCCGAACTCCTGGCCGAGTTCACCCGCCGTCAGCAGGGCCTCGTAGGAACTCGCCATCGTGTCGAGGAACTTCCGCTGCTCCAGGGCCGGCCTCAGAGGGGCCATGCCCTCATCGACCGTCTTGCGAGCCTCCTCGCGCGCCGCCTGCTTCGCGTAGAAGCTGACCAGCTCGCGAGCCGTGGCGCCCTCGGGGGGCTCCTCGGTGTCCTCGACAGGAACCGGCTTCGGAGCAGGCTTCTCGGCCTGCGCCTTCAACAGCCCCTCGATCGCGGCGGTCAACGACCCGATCTGCGCCTCCAGGCGTTCGATCTTCGCGTCAGCGGCCGTGGTCGCGGCTGGCTGGACGGACTCGGGCTCGTCGCCTTCGTCCTCGTCGGACGGCTCATCGCCGTCCTCCGTCCCCTCGGCTTCCGGGTCCGCGTCGCCCTCGTCCTCGTCCTCGATCTCGGAGAGCATCTGGTCAACGGACCCGTACAGGTCCATGACCTCCTGCTCCGACGAGTCGTCGGCCGTGGAGTCCAGTTCAGCAGAGCCGGCGTCGGCTTCGGATTTCATGCTGAAACCCTACACGCGCACAGCGGCGGTTGAAAAGCGTTCGTTTTCATTTCGCCGCCGATCGTGCAGCGACAGAGGGCAATGCGTAGACGCCGGGCTTCGTCCTGGTCAGCAACCCCTTCTTCGCCGCGGCCATCAGCGCGTTCTTCACGTCGCCGCGGCTGGCGGCGTCGCAGGAGTCCGCGATCGTGATCCAGTCCAGAGGCGTGTTCGCCGTCTTGAGCACGCCGATCACCTGCCGCGTGACCTTCGCGACCGACTTCTTCTTCGCCCCGCCCAGCGTATCGGACCGCCTCTCAATCGGGTCGATCTCGCCCTTGCTCGCGATCCCCCACGCCTCGCGGGTCTTGTCCCACTCGCGACGGTTCCCGTACTGGAGCCCGTCCATCTCAGGGGGGTGCCGCTTGTCGCTGGAGTCGAACGTCCCGTTGACGACGCTGAAGCAGTCCACCAGCAGCGTCTCGGGCTTGATCACGCGGATCGGCTGGTTCCGTCCGCACATCGGGCACTCGACGCCAGGGAAGCCGAGCCTCGCCTGGTTCAAGTTCTCCCGCATGTTCATCCGAACCGTCCAGCGGTGGCTGCACCGCGTCTCCTCGGCGCATCGGAAGTCGTACAGGGCCATCAGATACCTCCAACCCCAGGCGGGCCGGGCTGCGGCTGCGGGGTGTCAGGACCGGCCTGCCCGCCGCTCGCGCTGACCGGCGACGGGCGACGCACGCCGTCCATCAACTGACCGGCGACGTCTCCGATCGGCCCCATGAACGCCTCGGGGTTCTCGCCGTAGATGTCGAAGATCCGCTCGATCGTGTTCTTGATCATCTCGGGCGGCAAGATCCCGACCTGGACGGCGGGGACGAAGTTCTGCACCACGAGGTTGATCGCCGCCACCAGCGAGATCAACTGCTCCTGCTGCCCTGCCGGGTCGCGGGGGATCATCGAGGACACGACGACCTCGACGTCGAAGCGACCGCTGATCTCCTGCGGGTTGAAGTCGAGGAACTCCGGCCCCTGCGGACCAGCGATGCGGACCTGCTGAACGGACGTGCTCATCTGGCGGAAGATCGCCATCTGCTTGTCCATGACGCTCTGGAGCCACTCCGCGAACGTCTCCTGACGGACGCTCATCCGGGCCTTCGTGCCGCTGTCCGCGATCCGAGCAGCCGTCGCCGTCGTGGAGGCGTTGACCGCGCCGCGCTGCGCGCCGTCGATGGAGCCGATCTCCATCATCGCCTGCCGCAGCACCGTCAGCACCAGGTCCGTGTCGCCGGGAGGCTTCATCTCCGGAAGCACGAAGAAGGCGTCGCGCACGTTGTCCGCGTTGACCGGCAGGACCGCCGACTCCTCGTCCGACTCCATGAAGTCGCGGAGCTTCTCCTCGTCGGCCAGCCCAGCCGCCATCAGCCCCTTGCGGCGGCTGTTCGTCCGGTGCTGGCGCAAGATGTACGCGATCTCGTCGTTCAGCCGAGTGCCGATCTCGCGGATCGACGCCAGGTCCGAGACGCTGGTGCTGAAGAAGTCGCCGGGCACGTCCACGAACCGCAGGACGTCGTAGGACCAGCCCGGCATCGTCAGCCCGTCCTCCACCGAGCCGATCATCACCATGCCGTCAGGGGCCGAGTTCGGAGCCCAGAAGTAGGTCGTGTACCTGGACCGGGTGCCGCTGCGATCGACCCAGTGGTGCAGCTCGTAGATCGTCACCGCGTCGGGCTCGCTCAGATGCTGCCGAATCGAGTCCGTCGCCTGCTCCTGCGCCATCGGCATCGACTGGATGTGAGCGTCGGCCTCGATCCCAGGCGGAAGCCGGAACAGGGGCGAACGTCGCACGTCCTCGAGCAGCACCGTGTACCGCTCCATGACCCAGGGGCAATCGCGGAGGTTCGCGAACCCGGCAGGCCGAAGCAGGTCCCACGGCGGGACGCGCCGCAGGTACGGAAGCGCGTTGTCCGACGTGAAGCCGACGTCCTCCTCGCGGAGCGCACGTTCGATCTGCACGCGGACCGGCGAGGGCAGGGTCGCCAGCTCGCCCGGGTCGCCGTCCTGCCCCGTCTCGTAGTCCGGGCTCTTGAACGCCGCCACCGAGTCCTTGCTGTCCCAGCCCACCTTCGCGATGCCGTGACCGCACAGAAGGGCGTCCAGCAGACACTCGCGGGCCACGCGGGTCGAGCCGTTCCGCCGCCAGAAGTAGTTACCGGCAGCGCCCATCACCCGCTGCTGGCCGAGCTGCTCGCGCTGCGTCGGGGCGAACGAGAACATCGGGGACCGGGGCATCATCGACGCGATGATCGTCTGCGACTGCGACAGCAGGTAGTTGATCCAGGGCCGGTCGGTTGGGACCGTCTGGTCCGGGCTGAACTGCTCCGTCTGGTCCATCCACCCCGGCTTGCCCTGGTACTCGCGCAAGATCCCCGACCAGAACCGCTCGTGCGGGGCCATCTCCGCGATCGACGCGCGAAACGCCTTCTTCCAGCCCTCGATCTCGTCGTCGCGAACCTGCCTGTGTCGAATCGCCATCTCAGAACCTGTTTCGCTTGAGCTTCTTCGTCAGACGGTCCTGCCGCCGCTGGTGCGCCTTGAAGTCGTGGATCGTCCACTCGCCAAGAGGCTTGATCCCACGCTTCGACTCCTCGGCCCCAAACCCGGCCTCCGAGCGTTCGAACTCTCCGATGATGCCGTATCGGAGCGCATCAAGGGCGTGATCTGCACAGGAAGCGTCGATCCGGTCCCGCACGTTGCCCTCGTCGTCGCAGACGTAGACGTAGGAGCGGACCTCGCGGATCAGGTTCCGACACGCCGACGAGATCCGAAGCTGCGGCACCCCCGTCTCGGGGTGCGGGATCAGCAGCCGCTCCACGGTCTTGATGCCGTCGATGACGCTGCCGCTGCCCTTCTTCGTCACCCGGGCCGGGATGCCGGCCTTCCGGTAGTGGAACACGTCCTGCGTGCCCTTGCTGACGTCGCAGTACACCGTCACGAGCCCGCGGTGTTCGTGGATCGGACCGACACGCCGCACCCACGACTCCCCAGGCCCCTCGACGTGCGTCGGCAGGCGGTCGGCGTAGATCTCGTCCACGACGTAGATCGCCCCGGTTGGGACGTGCTGGCCGATCAGCAGGAAGCAGCCAGGCGACGCCCAGCCCCAGTCCTGGCCGCCCCACCACCGCATGTCCTCATCGGGGATCAGGTCGGGCTCGATGATGTGGATCAGCGGATCGAACGACTGGTAGACCAGCCCCTCGAACGTGTCCCAGGACGCCATGAAGTCGCGCTTGAACCACCGCTCGGGGAGCATCGCGCGCATGCGCTCCAGCTCCTTCCGCGGATACCAGGGGTTCTGCTCCGTGGTCCAATGGTGGATTCCGGTGTCCTCGAGGAAGTCCCTGGCGTCCCACAGCGTCGGCTTCGCCCAGGAATCGGGACGCGGGGAGCCGGTGCCGATCAGCCACCCCTCCTTGTCCGACAGACGGTTCCGAATCTGCAAGTACGAGGCGTAGGGCAGCGTCGCGATCTCGTCGGCCCACACGCCGCTGACCGCAGCGCCCTGAAGCTGCGTCTCGTCGAAGCCGGTCTTGCGCTGGATCAGACAACCGCCCTCGAGCCAGATCTCACCGTCCACCTCGGAGATGATCAGCGGGGCCACACGCTGCAACACCGACCGGAACATCGCCCAGGACAGCGTGGTCAGGCTCATCGTCGGAGCCACGACCCAGAACGTCACCCGGGGCTTGTCCTTGCTCGCCTTCGGCTCCTTGCCGATCGGCTTCCAGTCGCACCCCGCCGTCAACGCCTTGACGGTCTCCATCACGATCCGCGCCGCCGCCTTCTCAGCCCCCATGTACGACTTGCCGGCACGGACGCCGCAGAACGCGAACGTGTCCCGGGACGGGTCGCGGTAGAACGCCTCTGACGGCGGGAACGGGCGCTCCTTGAGGTTCCGCAGCAGCGGACCCTGGATGTCCAGGCCACCGGGGCGGCTGTCGTCCCCGCGGCTCTTTGGACGCCCCGCCATCAGCAGTTCTCGGGCTGCACGACGATGATCTCCTTGCCCGCCGAGTCCTTCAGCCGCAACTGCCCGTCCACCGCCAGCACGCGGTCCAGACCAGCCGACGCCACCTTCAGCAGCGTCTCGTCCTTCATCGCGGCGCGGATCTCAGGGTCGTTCAGCCGGCTGTCCAGCTCCCCCAGCGCCTTCGCGGACACCTGGGCGAATCCCGCCGCCAGAGCCTTCTGCGTCGTCTCCAGCGAGGTCCAGAAGTCCGGGTCGCCACGGTCGTAGAGCTTCTGCGTCACACCCGACGCCAGCCCGAACTGCTTGTCCAGACGCCGAGCCAGCTTCGGCTCCAGCCCGAACCCCTCCTTCTTCTCAGCCACCGCAGCGCCCACAAGACGCTTCAGCACCGAGTTCGGATTCTTCCCGTCGCGCCCACGGCGCGCGTCCTTCGGCAGATCATCAGCCACGACGCTGCTCCTTCCGCCCCGACCACTCCATCCGAACACGAACCTGGGCCAGCACGCGAGCCTCCTTCTCCGGCATCTCGCCGTCAACCACCATGATCGCAACACGCTCACGGTACGCCTCAACGGCGTCCTCCGGCCAGTCCCGAAGCGACTCAGGGAGCGTCATCGAGCCCACCCAGCCACCACCAACCGCACGCCGTCAGCAGGACACCAGACCCTGTTCCGGTACGAGCGACAGCAGCGGGGACAGCGCATCACGACGACGGCAGGCAATCGCCCGTCCACACGTCCTTGCGCCAGGCAAGTACATGACGGTCCAGAGCCTCAGACGCATCCAGCAGCGCATCCGAGTACCCAGCCGCCACACCCAGGTCGTAGTCCGACAACGGCCCCGAAGCAGGAGTCACGTCCTCCAGCTCGTCCAGAACCGGACCCCACCACCCCGACCATTCCTCCTGGAGAGCCTCCGACAGCAGCACGGACGGCAGAACCCCAAGAGCCCGAGCGAACTCCACCAGCGTCGAAACAGACGGCTCGCACCGACCACGCTCCACGTCCGAGACGTACTGGCGGCTGCACGACAACCGCTCCCCCAGCTCAGCCATCGTCAGCCCCAGCGACTGCCGACGTGCGCGAACAAGGCGACCGAGACGACCGCGAACGCTGACCCGAGTGACCATGCGGAGAGGCTACACCCACCATTACCGCTGTCAACCAATAACCGTCTCGCGCGTCTACCGACGGTTCTATTACAGCGGAAACAGCCCTGACAGCACCTAACTAGCCGTAACTGCTGCGGAAAAGTGTACGCGGATAACCGTCACGGTGCTGTGGAATTTCGGGGGCGGGGGGAGGGGTGATTGTAGCTAGTGCGCAGGAGTCCCTTCTTCCCCGGAGGTACCCCTACCCCGGGGGGTGTCGCCGCCGCCGTCCACGTCGGTCTGTCTCCTGGCCAGCGCCTGCCAGCCCACCTGAGGCCGTACCAGCCACGCCAGCCCGTCCTGCCACACACACCCACGTCGGCCCATGTCTCGGCATCCGCAGCCCGTCCCGCGCCGGCCCCTGCCCCCGCTCCCCGCGCTCGCTTCGCTCGCGCTCCGTGTCTCTGCTTCGGCTGGGCTGGACTCTCGCCGGTGCTGAGCCTGCGCGCGCTCGAGCTGCTGTCGCCGGTGCTTCAACCGTGCAAGCGACTGCGCGCGGGCTGGGGACGGCCTCTCGCGCGCCACCTGCTGACCGGGCTGGCACTGACACCGGCGCTGACACTAGGACGGTGGCGCATGCGAGCGCGGCTTGTGGAGGCGGCTGGATGGGTGGCGTACTCCCTCCCCCTCCTTCCTCCCCTACCCCTCGAGCGCCTTCCTCCCCCGCTCCACCCACAAGAACCGCTAGACGTCGCCGTTGCGCGAAGATTCTTGAACTTCCCTGTAGACAGCCCGGGGAGTCTAGGGCATGCTTCTCTTATCAGCCCGATGGGACGGGCTGGGGAGACAGACACCATGATCCGCGCCAGCGCAGCCACCCCCGCCGACCCCCGATACTCGCCGCGTCTCTGCTCGCTCTGCTTTCTCGGCATCGACCACAGCGAGGCCGCGCATAACGCCGAGGTTTCTTACACCCGAAGAATCCACCTCGACGTCATCCTCGAGGACGCGATGGATCGTGGGGCGACCGCCGAGGAAGCGCAGCAGATCGCGGACCTCAACCGAACCTGACCAGTCGAAACCGCTTCGGCGGTCCGTCGGGATTGCTCGCCCGGCGCTGATGAGACAGAGCACAAACGCCCTGGGAAGGGCACAACGGGAGATACGAACATGGAAACTGCTACCTTCCGCACTGGCAACCTCGTGGTCCGCACCCGGTTCAACGCCGATGACACCTTCAGCGCGCGGATCTACATCGCCGGGGAGCCCTGCTGCGTTGCTCGCGTGGACTGCATGCGCCTGGCGCGCGGCTGGAGCAAGGCGATCGACTCGCGCGATGCGCACCGGGAAATGGCCAGCTCGGCGCTGTCCTTCGAGGGGGCTGGGCTGTGGTCGCCCGACGGCGACTGTGAGGCATACGAGCGACCGAGCAAGGTCGAAGACGCGGGCGGCTGGTACGACTCCGACGACTCCGGCGAGGTCATCTTCGCCCGCTGATCATCCCTTGATGTCCTCGGGTTCGCTCGAGGTCATCGGGGGCCGGATCGGCCCACAACAACAGCCCTGGGAAGGGCACATCGGGAGAATCATATGTCCTACTTCTACTCCGACCCCAGCCGCGAAAGCGACCCTCACGCGCTCCCCGATGCCGAGGTCTTTTACGCCGATGCGGGCGACCTGGACGAGTGCTTCGGCCTGGGCGACGACGACGACGAGCCTTCGCCGGCAGGCTGGTACGCCTACGCCTGTTTCCCCGGTTGCCTGCCCGACGGCGATCCCTGCGGCCCATTCGACAGCGAGGCCGAAGCGATCGAGGAGTGGCGATCGATGTACTGCGACTAGGACTGAAGCGCCCTTGATGCCCTCGGGTTCGCGCTCGAGGGCATCGGGGGTCACTTCGGCCCATAACGGCCCTGGGAAGGGCAAGGGAGAGACGATGAGCAACGACGACTGGACCGAGCAGGCTTACTGGCGCGATGTGGCGAGCGCGGCCGATGACGCCGCCGAGAACGTCCGCGAC